GTGTCGAAGCACCGCCAGCCGTTGCCGTACCTGTCGCGAAAGATCGATAATCTGTATTGATCCAACTCGGCGTCGATATGAGCTTTCCGTCTGTTCCGAGCGATGCCGGAAGGCCAGTGTTGGATAGGGTGGTCCAAGTGTTAGTTGCCCAGTCGTACTTTCGGAACGATCCTGAAGCAAGCGTTCCTGAACCGACGACATACCACACCGGGGTGCATAAACGATAGACCGTCGAAGCAGTAAAAGCTGATGCCTGCGTTGCCACAGTAATTGTCGCATTGGTTCCTATTGTGTTGGACACAATTGGCAAAGTCACTCCAGCGTTCGGCCCCGAAAGGATATGCACCGAATAACCAGCCAGCGACCTCGCAAGTGTTTGGTTGGTGATAATAGTTGAAGTGCTACCACCTGTTGCCGTTAGCGATGCTGCACCCACTGTCGTACCAGTTGACCAAGCACCAGCTACACCCGCTGCACCTGCTGCTAGTGTGCCCGCGAGCGCTGGTGAGGGGACTTGCACCCAACCGTCCTCGAACGGGTTATAGAGATACGCAATCGTCAACGCCTGGACGTATAGCTGTTGCTGTCGGAAGTGCCTCGACGAAGCAATAAACGATCCTGCTGCTGATGCAACCGGAGCTGGTGTCACTTGCTCCCATCGCTTAAGATCAAGTAATTTTCTATTTCCGTTTGTTGTTGCCATTATGTCACCGAAATGTTTCTTCTAAGGTTATCTGCTGTCATTCGTTCAAAGGAAGGAATCTGTGAGTTAGCCGATTGCCCACCAACTTGTGCAAGATTATTCACTGTCGATACAGTCGTCACGCCTGTAAGTGTGCCGGTAGCTGTCACCGTGCCTGATACGGGTTGCGTTGTGCCTGAAGCATCAACGAGCATTCGCCCCGTGAGTGGATTAACCTGTGCTA